ACTTTAAAGTCGGAATTAAGTACGTAGTAGTTCGCATCGTATAATCTATTTGCTTGTGTTAAAGGACTTGGATTTTCGACACTATAATCATCTCTATAAATTTCATATCTACTTCCAGCAACCCAATCTACCCTTCTTATAATTCTTCTTATATTTGCAGATGATATTTTTTTACCAAACATCATTGTATCACCTGTATGTGCACGATAGGAAAAACTATCAGTAGGTGCAGGTGTACTAGAGTTCCAATCAGAAGATCTACCATACCCAACTAAAGTTGAAGTACCAGCTGGATTAGGTAATCCAATGAAAACATAATATGAATTATTTGTGTTTTCTACTGATTCAACAAAATTGTTAGCGTTTAGTATTCTAAATTGATCAGTAATAATCGCTGACATTGTATCTAAACTTTTCTTTTCCTTTTATTTATAGAGGTAATGTAATCAAATTCCAAACACTCTAATCGCACCCGATGATCTTAGACCTCTTAGAGAACCTGTAGTGTAATTCTTTCTTTGAATAGTTGGGAACGTTGTTAAACCAGAATTAACTGTAAATCCAGTTACTCCTATTGAAATTGGACTGCTACTTCTAGAAGCATTATACAATCTACCCCAACTGATTCTACCTAAATGTGTAGCAATGCCTGGATTACTATTATTAAAGTTACCTGTCAATCCAGCTCCTACACCTGTTACTTGTCCATTTTGAATATTACATGTTATTTCACCATTTTCACCAGTGGAAGTAACAGCATGGACTTTATAGATGTTATCTAAGAAAGAAGAACCAATACTCACCACAGATGAATTATGTGTGTCAACAGATACGACACCAGTTCCAACTGTTGTATCCTTGATAAACACTGGATAACCAACTAGTAGTGAGTTTGCTGCTTTATCTGCTCTAAAGAAGAACTTAAGCACTGATTGTCCACTAACTGTGGTCGTGCTAATACCCGTAATAATTCCTGTGAAACCTTCAACATTACTAATAGATGTAATTTTTTCAGTCTTAAATGTTGGTAAATTAATTATAACTTGTGGGGGAGTTACGTTTGAATAACCAAATCCAGCATTAGTAACATTTATCGCTGATATTGAACCGTTTGTAACTGTAGCAGATGCTGTTGCAGTTGTTGCAACTCCTACAGTTCCGTCAGATTGTATGAATGTTGCAACACCAACTAAAGGATTAGAAATTTTTACAGTAGCACTATCATATCCACTTCCTGCATTTGTAATATCAATCGAAGTTATAGTGCCCGATGGAGATACAATTGCTGTCGCAGATGCACCAACATTTATTTCTCCAGAAGTTACTAGTGCATCAACAGTGTTATATTCTAGGTTATAGTCACCATCAGTCTCATCTGGATTAGTAGAAGTTAAATGATCACCTTTTTCATAGAAAAATACTTCTGCATCGTCAACAAATATACCATTTGTATTTTGTGTTCCAGATGATGTTGTAAAATCTCCAATTATTTTTGAAGTAGGATATACTTGTGGTTCAAGAATTTCTCTTGACTTATCAATTTTTTTACCACCCAAAATAATATCAACTTTTTGTTTTGTCCATCTTATTGGTTTATTATTATTTTCATCAATACCAGCTCCTGTGTAAATATCAGTTTCAACAAGTTTTGCACCAAGTAATTCTTTTAATGTTCTCTCTGCTTCTTGTGAAGTTGTTACTCCAACAGGATGTTTGAATAATCTTAACTCATCACCAATTTTAACTGTTTGTTGAATATCTGCTGTATCAACATCAACACCATCTTGACCCTTATAGAAGAAAATATCAACTTTTGATTCAGGTCTTGGTGCTTCGATAAATTCAAATGTTGTACCACCTTCAAATGTATAAGATGAACCAGGTGTTTGTAGAACACCATTTATGAATATAAGAAGGACAGCATTCAAATCAATTAATTGTGAACGAGCGTTATTGAGATCTTTTTCAAAACTTAGTAATTGTCCATTAAAGAATAATGGGAATCGTGTTCTTGAACCGTCTTGTAAATTACCTATAGAATCAATAAAGTCTATCTCTCCAAATTGCCAAGCAGAGAATTTATCTTTGAATATTTGTGTAACCTCTAATTCAAATTCCTGTAATGGTGCTGATAAATGTGCAGCAGTTACTAAACCAATTGGTTTAAATCTGTCACCAATTTTAAATGAATGTCCAGGTCTTGCGATAGAAAATTCTGATATTTCAAAAGTAGTAGATCCAATACCAACAGTTGTTTTTGCTGCACTTACTTTGACATCAACTAATAAATTAGAACCTGTTTCAGTTGTTGCACCAATTCCTTGTCTTGATATACCAATGACAGGCAAGTTATCATAATTTGGTTCAGGTATAATAATTTCAGGATTGACATAACTTGTTCCAGCTGAAACAATATTAAATGCTAGTGTACCACCTACACCAACTGTTGCAGTTACAACTGCACCACTACCAGCACCACCACCAACACCAGCGTTTAATGTGATTGTATTGAGTGTAGTTGCACCTATACCAGTAACTATACCAGCGATTGGATCTGAATTTGGGAAACTAGTCTTTGATACTGCTCTTGGATATGGATGATCAGAGAAGAAATTATCTTTTGAACATTTAAATATTAATGCACCAGTATCAATACCAACTGTGTCACTTGTTGTAAATGTATGATTTGGAATTGTAAGAACTAACTGACCTGTATGAGATGTATATACAGCGTTAGTTGCAGTAAATGAATTTGCATTTGAAGCAGCAAAACTACCTTTACGTATTGAACCTATTCCAGAACTTACAAATCTATGTTCATATGCTTGGTCTGTAACAGCTATGGCAACAGATCCACCACGATATCCAGAACCAAATGTAAGATCTTCAAAGAATTCAAATGCGTGACCGCCACCTTGATATGTGTGAGGAATTGTACTTGCACCTGCCTGAACCTCAAATGTTCTATCAGAAACAATACCAACTACAAATAGTGGTCTTTCATGGTCTTGGAAAATTGTAGTTGTAACTCCAACATATCCACCACCACCGATTGTCTTAACAGAGTTTGCAGCAGCAGAAACAAATGTATGAACATATTGATCACTTGGTGCAGATGCACCAACATTAACTCTGAACGTATTAGTCGTAACGTTACTGACTGTTAGATATTGTCCAGCAGCAGGGTCAGTTGCACGAGGATAACAATGAGTAGAATTATTACTATCTTTATCACAGGTAAAGCAAATTGAACCAGTATCGAGAACAACAGCATCACCATTTACAAGTCCATGATTAGCAATTGTTAATACTAATACACCATTTGCTGGATTATATGTTGCGTTTGTTGGTGTTCCTACAACTGTCTTAGGACATCTAAACTCTAATCCTTTAAGTTTAACTGTGTTTGGTCTCTCTAGACCAAATCCATGAACAATGTCGGTTGTAACTGTAATGATACCAGTAATATTATCGTAAGATGCAGTTTGAATACCAAGATTAAATCCTGAAGATGTTGCAATTCCAACAACACTTGTCAATCCACCGTTTGCATCTTTAAATGCTTTCACCTTTGCTCCTTGTAATGGTGCATATCCTGTGCCTGGTGTTGAACCTAGTGAAACTATTAGTCCACCTCTTGGAACTTGGTTTTGATTAATATCAAATTCTGATACAATAAAATCACCGTTTGTAGAAGTAATACCACTAAATTGTACAGTAGATATACCAGCAGTTGTATCTGATATAAACTCATAATTACTACCTGTGTTATTAACAGTCTTAGGAGTCTGGAATACACCATTTATGAATAGAACACCATTACCAACTCCAATACCTGAAGAAGTATTTGCACCACCGACTGTTAATGAATATGTTTTACCAATACCAGTGAAGTTATCTGAGAGGTCATCAAATAACATATTTGTTGTGTAATCACTTCTTAAAAATGTTCTACCACTAAAGTTTGCTTTTAGGAAAGGTAAGTTAGTTTCATCTCTTCTTGATCTATTATTTCCTTTAGGTGGTTCTGCAAAGAATACAGTGCTTTCAACAATATTGAAGGCACCTCTGTGAACCCTCATAAGAGAGTTTACTGCGTGTGAAGTCGCTGCAATACCTAATTGACCTCTATCAACTTTTACGACTGGTAGAGTCGCAATACCAAGCGATACGTCAGTCGAATCATTAATAACACCAGTAGGTGTGCTTGAAAATCCAACTTCTGTAACTTTTACATATTCATCATCTATTTTTAGAAAATCTCTTGGTGCAACAGAACCTATTCCACTTAATACAAATTGAGATAATCCAATACCCACACCATTATTATATGTAAATCCATCAAAAACTCCTAGATTATGTGTAATTGAAGTAAATGAGATTGGTTGCTGCACTACTCCATCTAAACCTATTATAGTTTTTGTAAGTGGTTTTCTCATTATAAGTTTATGAGCGTTACCAGCACCAATTCCTGTAAATGTAACAGCGTTTCCTGTTGAAACATACTCAGGTCTAGTGTACAATTCAAATCTATTTTCATCAAGAACTTTAGCATAAACTGTGCTAGGTAATAATGTTGTTACTACACCAGCAATATTAGCTGTTGAACCGATAGAAATTGCAGTTCCAGCGATACCTATAAATGTTGAATCAGGAGTGTAAGTTAATTCTTCATTAGTATTAAAGAAATGACTTGGAATATTAATAGTGCTTGTTGTAGTGCTTATTGTTCCAACAGGATTAAATGTCTTAGAATAGATTGGAACTTCATTATGTTTTAATACAAAATCTTTTTTATTTGCTCTAAGTCCAGCAGCTCCATCATAAGTTGTCAAGAAAACTCTTTGGTTTACTGTTCCATATGTTAAATCTGGTGGAGTATTTTCAAAATCACTGGCTGTATATAATATTTGATTATATGATTGAACTTCAATTAAAGATTCAAATTCAGAATCAGGGTAGAATTTTAGATTTATATCATTACCACTAATTTCTCCACCAAATGTTCCAATACCAGTTGTTGAACCAGCTGACACAAATGGATATTGTACAGTTAGAATGTCATCAACATCACGAATTGATATCACTTGGTGCACTGCTGATGTTTCACCACAAGAAACTCTAACTAATGATTTTACGCTACTATCAATTAATTTGTTTATAGTTGAATAAGTAACTGGACTTGATGTAGTTGTAACATATCCAGATTCTAATCTGGCACTTCTTTCAGCACCTGCAGGTTGACCAGCGACTGAGAAGCGATAAGTTCCAATTCCAGAGGCAGTTGAACCTAATCCAACAATATTTGCTCTTACATCAAGTGTCCTTACCCTGTCATTTTCAATTTGTAATTTAACTAAATTATTTTCTACTCTCGCAGTAATAATACCAACAGCAGACTGACTTAATCCTGATTGAGTATCAACATATGTTTGAGAAATTGTGGTGTCTGTTCCATCAAAATCAACAATAACTTCATTGTAGTTGACTTCTTTTGTAAAACTATCTTGAACAAATATAGATGCGAATAAAGAGTTAAAGTCATATGTAGGAACTTCAATAATTGAAGAAGTTGTAAATCCAATAGTTGTTGACCCTACACCAGTGTTTACACCTGTTAAATCAACACTTCCAATACCATTAGTTCCAATACCAGATAAATCAGTATTGAAATCAATTTTTAATACTTTGATATCATGATCTTTCAGGAATTTCTCTGTTGGTTCAAAAACAAGATTTTTAGTTCCACTTGATAATATTTCAGTATTAAAATCACCTAACTTAACTGTTGTAAAATCAGTTGTTTTCTCAAGAATAAATGCATCTCTTTCAGTTGTTAGTGTTACTATATCTGAGAATTGAATATCAAAAGTATCAGGATCGATAATTTGAACTAAGTAATTTGCAAAATCTTCAATTAATGGTTCGATAATAGTGTTTGTACTTTCAAATCCTTCACTAGAGAAGTTATCACTTATATCATCGTGTAGGAGAACTCTATTTGTTTTACATCTTGTAAAGTCAGTCAAAGTCCGATTTTGAAGTGTTAAAAACTTAGAACCATTAATTCTTGTGTCATAATCTTTTGCAAAGTCAAAATTGTTTATTGCATCAACTCTTTGTTTGTCGTTAAGTTCAAGAACATTTCCTACATCTAAGACAACACTTTGATTTGATTCACGAACTGTTCCAAATCCAACTTCAATATTAGATG